CACAGATGGTTATAGAGTTGGTCTGCCATCGAGACCGAGAACATAGGAGTAGAAAATGGCAACAGCAAATGCAGCAACCACCTTCTTGGAAAATAGACTTTTAAGTTTTATTTTTAAAAACAACGCGGCATCGTTTAGTTCACCTGGAGATGGTATATATGTCGGGTTAGCAACAGCAGTATCTAATTTTAATGACTCAACTGGTGAATCTGGAGATCCATCAATAACAGAAGCTACATTTACAAACTATGCAAGACAACAAGTTGCAGCCTCTGGGTGGACATTGACGGCAGAATCTGCTAATACACAGAGTTGCACAAACGCCTCTAATATAGAATTTCCAGCATCTGGTGGAACTAATAATACAATCACACATGTCTTTGTAACAACAGCAGCTAGTGCTAGTTTAGATGTAGTTGGCTCTGGTGGTAATGTTTTATTTATAGGTGCATTAGATGCAAGTAAAGCAATAGCAAGTGGAGATATATTTAGAATAAACGCAGGCAACTTAACAATAGAGCTTAAATAATGGCATTAGTATTAAACGACAGAGTAAAAGAAACCACAACCACAACTGGAACTGGCACACTTACACTAGCTGGTGCAGTTACTGGATTTGAAACTTTTGCTGCTGGTGTTGGAAACAGTAATACTACATACTATGCAGTTACATTACCAGGCACATCAGAGTTTGAGGTTGGTCTAGGTACACTTAGTAGTGACTCTAGCACAATAGCAAGAAGCACAATTATTAGTAGCTCGAATAGCGACAACGCAGTTGATTTTAGTTCTGGTACAAAAACTATTTTTTGTACAATACCTGCATCTAAGTCAGTATTTTTAGATGCTAGTGGTAACGCATCAGTTGGTGCAGATTTATCTGTAGGAGACGATCTTACAGTTGAAGGTGGTGTTATAGATTTTAAGACAAATAGTGGTTCACCTTCTCAGTTAAAATTTTACTGTGAGTCTGGTAATGCTCACGCTCAAACCTTAACTGCTCAACCACATAGTCAAGCAGCATCAAATACTTTGACCTTGCCAGGTGGTAGCACAATAGGAAACTCTAATGCAACTCTTGTTTCTGATACTGGAACACAAACATTAACAAACAAAACTATTGATGCTTCTCAGTTATCTGGAACTGTAGCAAATGCAAGATTAGATGCAGAGTTACAAGCACTAGCTGGTTTAACATCAGCCGCAGATAAAGGTATACAATTTACTGGATCAGGAAGTGCAGCAACATATGATTTAACATCAGCGGGTAAAGCATTGCTTGATGATGCAGATGCAGCTGCTCAAAGAACAACATTAGGGTTAGGTACAGCCGCAGTTGCAGCTACTGGTATATCAAATACAAATGTACCTGTGTTTACATCAGGTGTAGCTGACAATGACTTCTTGCGTGTAGATGGTACATCAATAGAGGGCAGAAGTGCATCTGAAGTATTAAGTGACATTGGTGGTCAAGCTTCATTAACTTTTGGTATATCAAATACTAATGCAGTCAAGATAGATAGTTCTAGTGTAGCAGATGATGAGTTTGCAAGATTTACTGCAAATGGTTTAGAGAGCAGAAGTGCATCAGAGGTGCTATCAGA